ATGTTGCACGAGGAGATGGAAAAGATTTTTCTGCATTCCATGTTATTGATGTAGAGTCTATGGAACAAGTAGCAGAATACAGAGGACTTGTTGGTACTAAAGATTATGGTAATATGTTAGTAAATGTAGCAACAGAATACAATGACGCATTACTGGTTATTGAGAATGCAAATGTCGGTTGGGCAGCGATACAACCAGCAGTAGATAGAATGTATAAGAATTTATACTATTCAGCAAAAGATTTAACGATTGTAGACCCACAAGTGCAGTTATCTCAAGGGTTTGATTTAAAAGGAAAAGATAAAATGGTTCCAGGTTTTTCAACAACTGCAAAAACAAGACCAATGATTATATCAAAACTGGAAAGTTACTTTAGAGAGAAAGCACCTATTATACATTCACAAAGATTATTAGATGAACTATTTGTTTTTATTTGGAATGGTTCAAGAGCAGAAGCAGCAAACGGATACAACGATGACCTTACAATGGCATTTTGTATCGGTATGTGGGTAAGAGATACAGCACTTAGATTAAGACAAGAGGGTATGGAAATGACTAAGTTAGCACTTGGTGGTATTGGAAGTAACTCAAGTTTTGGTCAAGGGTTTAGTCAAGATAATCCATTTGGTCAGAGAAATCCTTGGCAGATGAAAGTTGGTACAGAGGATGAATCAATTGAATGGTTACTGGATAAGAATTAAATGAGTTCTTTGTGATGTATCTAACTATTTATATATACAAGATTTTAGGTTAACCTTAAGAGGAAATTTATGGCAGACACAACACTATTTGGTCGTCTTCGTAGACTATTTTCATCCAACATAATCGTTAGAAATGTTGGTGGTAATCGTTTGAAAATAGCAGATACGGATAGAATACAATCAAGTGGAAACTTAGCAACCAACTACTTAGCAGCACGATATTCTGGCATGCATATGCCAAACAATGTAGGTGGTTATAGACAGAATCCAGTCTACAACGCAGGTAGACTTGAACTATTTTCTGATTACGAAGCAATGGATTTAGACCCAATCTTAGCATCAGCACTTGATATCTACTCTGATGAGTCCACAATGAAGAATGAAAATGGTGACATTCTTGATATCCGTTCTGATAATGAACAAGTTCGTGAAGTTTTACATAACTTATTTTATGATGTAATCAATATTGAGTTTAATCTCTGGCCATGGATTCGTAGTATGAACAAATATGGTGACTTTTTCTTAAAATTAGATATCGCAGAAAAGTATGGTGTTGTAGGTGTGGAACCAATGTCCCCATATGCAGTTTCAAGAGAAGAGGGTGTGAATCCAGATTTACCACACGAGGTTACTTTTAATGTAGATGATGGTAATAAAACAACTTCATATAATAAAAATCAAAACACATTAAAGAATTATGAAGTAGCACACTTCAGAATGTTAACTGATTCTAACTTTTTACCTTATGGTAAATCAATGATAGAAGCCGCAAGAAAGATTTGGAAACAATTGACTCTTATGGAAGACGCAATGTTAATACATCGTATCATGAGAGCACCAGAAAAAAGAATATTCAAGATTGATATTGGTAATATTCCACCTGCAGAAGTTGATAACTATATGCAACAACTGATAAATAAAATGAAGAAGACTCCATACATTGACCAAAATTCGGGAGAGTATAATTTAAAATTTAATATGATGAATATGATGGAAGATTTTTATTTACCAGTTCGTGGTGGTGATAGTGGTACACAAATAGAATCACTTAGTGGTATGGAATATAACGCAATTGATGATGTTGAATATTTGAGAAACAAGATGATGGCAGCTCTTAGAATCCCAAAAGCATTTTTAGGATATGAAGAGGGTGTTGAAGGTAAAGCAACATTAGCACAAGAAGATGTTCGTTTCGCAAGAACAATAGAAAGAATACAAAGGATTGTTCTATCTGAATTAACAAAGATTGCAATCGTTCATTTATACACACAAGGGTTTGATAAAGAAGATTTAGTAGGGTTTGAACTAAATTTAACTAATCCAAGTATCGTATATGAACAAGAAAAGGTAGCACTTTGGAGTGAAAAGATATCTTTAGCAGAGTCAATGAAAGGAACTAAGTTAATATCTGAAGATTGGATATACAAAAACATATTCAATATGACTAAAGACCAAGTAAATGACGAAAGAGCAAGAGTAATAGACGATATAAAACAAAACTTTAGAAAAGAACAAATAGAAACAGAGGGTAATGACCCTGCTGTTACTAAAGAATCTTTTGGAACACCACATGATTTAGCATCAATGCACCAAAAAAGAGAGGGTGAAATGCCCGAAGGTGGATGGCCAGGTAGTGGAAGACCAAAAGAAGCAACAAAATACTCTACTGATAAACATCCAAGAGGAAGAGACCCTATTGGAAAGAAAGCATTAGACAAAACTTTTGATGTTGATACATCAATTAAACACACATATAAGAATAATTCACCATTAACAAAAGAAAATATAATAAATTCCGTATTGGATTCATTACCAAATAACAAAAAAATACTAATTGAAAAAACACAAAATGAAAAAATAACCAAAAAAAGTGATAACGAATTTGATTTAATGAACGAAGATAAAGTTATTTTGTCAGATAAAGACATGAAATTGAAGTAACTTTATATTTATATATGAATTAACCTAAAAACTTGTAGATACGGAATTGGTATGAAGTATAAAAAACATTCAAAGGTCAAAAACACTGGCCTCATATTTGAGTTGTTAACGAGACAAATTGTTGCCGACTCATTAAATAATAAAAACTCACACGCAGTTAAAATCCTAAAAAAATATTTTAAAAAAGGAACTGAACTTTTTAAGGAGTATCAAATTTATCAATGCTTTTTAAACCAAAAGTACAATGATGAAAAGAAAGCAGATAAATTAATTGATTTAGTCTTAGAACAAGTAGGTTCCGTAAATGAAAAGCAAGTAAAACAAGAAAAATATAATCTTATCAAAGAGGTTATAGAGAACTATGATTTGAAAGACTTTTCTTCTGGTAGAATTACTAACTACAAAGTCCAAGCAAGTATCTACAAATTAATGGAATATTATAGAAATAGTCAAAATGTAGAACCAAGTGAAGTGGTTGATTCAAGATTCACTATTATAGAACATTTGACATCTGGAAAAACAAAGAAAGATAGAGATACTGAGATTAAAAAATTAGTTGAAAAACAAGATAAAGATGTTCGTTATCTAACTATCAAAACTTTGTTAGAAAAATTTAATGAAAAGTATTCGTCTCTTGATGATAAACAAAGAAAACTATTAAGTACATACATTTATAATGTCACAAATACCAATTCCTTGTCAGAATATGTGTATGGTGAGTTTTCTTCTATCAAAAAAGACATTACTCGTTTGATGAAAAAGGTAAATGATGATGTAACTATAATAAAATTAAAAGAAGTTATCAAACAAATACCTACAAAAAGTCAAACAAAATCAATGGTTAGAGATAAACAAGTAGCAAGTCTTCTTAGACATTATGAATTAGTCAAGGAATTGAAAAAAGTATAATGGATAAGTTAAGATACATAGTAAGAGAACTTGTTAAAAGACAATTAAAAGAAGCAAATGTAACTGCTAACCTTGATGGTGGAGAAGGGCCACCTAAAACACCTTATGCATTTTCTAAGAATAAAAAGAAAGATGACAAGAAAAAAGTAAAACACGCAGAAAAAGTATACGGATATACCAAAGCAAAAAGGAATCCTAAAATTTATAAAAAGTTTGGAGCATAAAATGAGTAAAAATTTATTAGTAGACTACATACCATTCCAAGTTTCCCCAGAAATGATTAACGAATCAATGGCAAACAACAATGGTAAACTGATTGTAAAAGGTGTTTTACAAAGAGCAGAGGCAAAAAATCAGAATGGTCGTATTTATCCTAAAGAAATCTTAGTAAGAGAGTCAAAAAAGTACATGGATAGTTTCATAAAGGAGAGTAGAGCATTAGGAGAGTTAGACCATCCAGATAGTTCAGTTGTAAATCTACAAAATGTCTCTCATAATGTATTAGGTATGGGTTGGGATGGAGACGATTTAGTTGGAGAAGTGGAAGTTTTATCAACACCATCTGGAAATATCCTAAAAGAACTATTCCAATCTGGAATAAAATTAGGAATTAGTTCTCGTGGTCTTGGTAGTGTCAAAGAAAAAGGTGATGTAAACGAAGTTCAAGACGATTTTGAATTAATAGCATTTGACTTCGTATCAAATCCATCTACACATGGTGCATTTTTAAGACCTATGAATGAAAGTGTAGACAATAATCAGAACGACCCTATCTCAAATATCAACAGAATCATTACAGAAATTCTTACGGAGAGATAAAAATGGTCAGTTTGATGGATTTAGTTCCTAAGAAACATAAATTTGAGTTAGGACAAGTCCAGTCAAATCCCTATCATCGTGTATTTAAACCAATAGAAGAACAAGATGATTCTGGTCTTGTAGGAGATGACCACGAACAAGTAGAATTATTTGGTTTTCACACTAAAAATTACGACATATGTCAGAGTGCAGTCAAAGCAATTAACATATTAAAGAAGGCACGAATGACCGAAAGGAGTAAAGAAATACTTATTCAGTTAGTAAAAATACAAGATGACTTCTTTGGGATTGAAAAAAAGGCACTTAAAGAAGAAAAAATTACTGAAGAAGATTTAAAGGGTATGATAAACAGATTAAATGAGATACATCACAGAGTAGGGATGTTATCAGCAAGATTTAAAAGTGATTTAAGAAAGCATTTTACATACACAACCATGCATATTTTTAGGGTATTACCTCATTATGAAAATTAAAGTTGAAAAATTAAGACAGATTGTCAAAGAAGAACTTGAGTTCGTTAGAAATATGAAGTCTCTTGCTATGATTACAGAAGAAATCACAGATAAAGATTTAGTAATGTTAAGACAGATTATAAGATTTGAATTAGCATCTGTTTTTTATGACTTGTATCGGAGAAAGAACGCATGGGCAAAGTAAATATACTTAAACAAATCATAAAAGAAGAGATAAAAAATTCTCTTTTGAACGATGGTCTTGGTGATAGAATGTCTAAAAAGATTAGTAAACACAAAGGTACGAGAAATAGAGACGATATGAAAAAGGTTTACAAACTTCTTAGAAAGTATGGTAACAACAAAAAAGACTCCAGAGAGATGATGATTAGAAATTACGACTATGTTACCAAGACATATAGAAATGCAAGTCCAAAAAAGAAAGCAGAAATACTTTCTTCTTTATCAGCAACCGATAAACCAAAAGCAATAAGACTTAAAGGTAGAGGTGTTTACCAAGACTTTGACGGATTAGATGAGAATGTTTACTATGACGAAGACAAAATATTAAAATTAGTTGATAAAGATAAATTTTTGAAGTACATGGTAAAATCTAAATACAGAAATAAACCAAAATCTAAAGATTTGAAAGATATGTTTGATACTTATATAAGTGGTGACAAAGATATGGAAAAAAAATATAGGAAAATACGATGAAAAAAATGAAAGAAATGTTAAATGAAATCAGATTCAGAGATGATTCTGGTAATATATTAAGACTATCTGATATTACTAAAGAATATGAAGATAAATTTTTGACATCTCCAGGTGCAAAACATGGTGAACCTATTGAAGAACAAGCACCATTACCTGCTGAAGTGAAAAGATATATGGGAAAATTTACCGATTCCTTAAAAGGAGCAGGTTTAAATCGTATGAAACAAGCACAAGTATTAGCAGGTGTTGTTGATGCACTTGGTATTGACCCAAAAGAACTTATGCAATTAATACAGAGAGTAAAAAGAGGAATGTAATGTCAGATTCTACTTACAAAAAGATGATGTTTGAAGACCTTGATGTAAATGAGGAACTTAGTAAGATAGGAAAATCACAACATTTAGGTTACTTAGAGTTACAACTTAAAAAGTATGAAGATGTGGTTAAAAAATATATAAAATCTCTTGATGAAGAAGGTGAAAAAAAGATGGCAATACAATTGATGAAACTCTACAAGAAACATATTATAGAATTTAAAATAGGATTGAAAAAAATTTATAAATGATGATATTTATATCTAAGGAGAAACACTATGATTAAACTGAAAAAATTATTAAACGAGAAAAAATCCGAACAATATAAACAACATCGTAATGAGTTTATTGAGGCGGTTAACAACTTTGGTTCACTTGGACAAAATATTTATAAGTCTGGAAAAGACCTAAAAGAAATAAGTGAAACAATCAATCGTATCTGTGGTATGGCAGAAGTATTCACAATGGAAGAGTCAGCAGATTGGTTTGATGAAGTTACAGTTAAAAGAAACATAGGTTCTCTAAAAGAAGCAAACAAAACATTCGTTGAATCAGCAAAAGAAATGTTCGCATTACAACAAAGACTTGAGGGTGCATATGAAGATATAGGACAAGTCCTTGGTAGATACTATGACATCAAAGAGGCAACTGATGATTATGATGGTACTAATGTAGATGGATATATAAAAGACGACCCACAAGATGATAGTGAAGTTTCTCAAAAAAGGGATATGGAAGATATCCCAAATTAAATCAAAATGAAAGGTTATAACAAAATGAGAAGAAAAAAGCAGAAAAGGTCTGATTGGGCATTAGGTGGTCAAGGAGTAAAAGTTCTAAATAATGATGTTGAATTAGCACTAAAAAGATTTAAGAAAATGATAAAGGATTCTAAAAAACTCGTAGAATTATCAGAAAGAAGATTTTATACCAAACCATCTGTTAAAAAAAGGTTAGAAAGAAAGATGGCAAAGGTAAGAGAAAGAAAAAGATTACAAGAAAGTCAATAAACCTGTAAGGCTTTTTAAAACTTGTGTATATTTATATACATATGAATACACTATCGTACATTCGTACATCATATAGTGTGAGACCTTAAGTAATTCTATTATACTTCTTAATAAGTATAAATTCCAATAATAATATATGGAGAAATAATATGGATAGTCTCTTAAAAGACGCTATCGCAGACGCAAAAACAGTTCGTGAAACTGCTTTAGAAAATGCTAAGTTAGCACTAACTGAAGCTTTTACACCTACTCTTCAATCTATGCTATCTCAGAAACTTCGTGAAGAAGATGATGAAATGGATATGGATATGGATGACAAGGAAGATGACGAAGAAGCAGAAGAAGCACCAGCAATGGATGCGGAAGCTGGTGATGAAGACCACATGCCAGGTCATGATGCCGATGAAGGTCATGGAGAAGACCATGATGAAGAAGAAGGCGAAGAAGAAGATGAAAGAATGATGGCTAAAGAAGAAGAAGGTGAAGAAGAAGACGAAAGAATGTCTGAAGAAGAAGGCGATGATGAAGATGAAGACGATGACCTTGACCTTGAAGCAATCATTAGAGAGCTTGAAGAGGAAGCAGGGGAAGATGAAGATGAGCGTGATGATATGAAAGAAGAAGAAGACGCCGATGAAGATAAAGAAGAAATGGATGAACAATCTGATTCTTCTGGTATCGGTAAATCTGATAATAAGGTTGACCAAGCAAGTGGTGACGACTATGAAAAGGCAGAAACTGAGAAATCATCTAAAGCACCTGGTGCTGAAAATGCAGATGATAAGAAAGTTGATGACTTGAAAGACCACATTGAACTTGACCTTGATTCTATCATTCGTGAAATTGAAGGCCTTGATGAAGAGGAAGACAATGATGAAGGTGAAGAGATGAAAGAAAACGAAGAACTTGAAGAGGTTAAAAAATCTCTTGAAGAACATCGTGAAGTAATCGTACATCTTCGTGAGAAAATCAATGAAGTCAATCTTCTAAATGCTAAACTTCTTTACACAAATAAGTTGTTCAGAAATCATAACCTTAATGACGGACAGAAATTGAAAGTTGTTGAGACATTTGATAGAGCGACTAACATTCGTGAAGTAAAGTTAGTTTTCACAACTTTAGCTGAGTCATTTGACGGAGTTAGAGTGACAACTAAAAAGCGTTCTGTGAATGAAAGTGTTGCAAGTAAGGCTGTTGCATCTACGAAACCAAAGCAAGAAATTGTTGAGGAATCAAATGATGTTGCAGATAGATTCAAACAATTAGCAGGGTTAATTAAATAACCCATAATATGGAGATAATATCATGAGTAATCTTGATACTTTAACTGGTTTAGTTGGGGACGCAAGTTCACAACATAAATCCCTCCAGGATGATGCAAAAAAATTGTCTGAAAAATGGGAAAAAACTGGTCTTTTAGAAGGACTTGATGGATACGATAAAAATTCTATGTCCATTCTTCTTGAAAACCAGGCTAAGCAATTAGTAACTGAGTCCAGTAGAACTGGTACAGCATCCAACTCTGAGGAGTGGAGTGGTGTAGCACTTCCTTTGGTTCGTAGAGTATTTGCAGAAATCGCAGCGAAAGACTTCGTTTCTGTTCAGCCTATGAATCTTCCTTCTGGACTTGTGTTCTTCCTTGATTTCAAATATGGAACTGCACAACCTGGATTTGATGTCGTTAGTGGCGTCTCTCGTGATGGGTCTGGTACTCTTCACGGTCAAACAAACACTTCTGGTAACCCAAGTGGTGGTCTATATGGTAGTGGTAGATTCGTTTATTCTATAAACGAAGCTTCTTCAGGTACTATAGCAGCACCAACTTCTGGTTCTGTAACTTTTAGTGAAGTTAACTTTAACGCTGATTTATCATCATCTCTTGATGCTGGTGAACTTCGTTCAGTAACAGTTGCTACTGGTTCTGATTCAATCACTAATGTTGATGCAGAAGGTGTTCGTGGTTTTTCAATCTCTGGTTCTAACATTGTTAGTTACTTCCCAGAGTTCACTTCTATTGATACATCTGGAAACATTAAGTTTATTGTTTCTGGTTCTGATGATATTGAGAACATTGTTGTCAAATATCAGAAGCAACCTACTGATGTAACAAGAGGTGATTTTGAAGATACTTCAACTTCTGGTTCAGCAGTATCTCTTGACATTCCTGAGATTGATGTACAATTAAGGTCTGAGACAATTGTCGCAAAGACTCGTAAATTGAAAGCATCTTGGACTCCTGAATTCGCTCAAGACCTTAACGCTTACCACTCAATTGACGCAGAAGCAGAATTGACTTCTATGTTAAGTGAATACATTTCAATGGAAATTGATTTGGAAATCCTTGATATGTTAATTGAGAACGCAGTTTCATCTGCTAATTGGTCTGCTAAAGTCGGTTTTGACGATGATGGCGTAGGAAATAACGAAGACAGATTTTCTGAAATTTCTGGTGCATCTAATGCTTATACTAAGAACTCTTGGTATCAAACATTAGGTATTAAGATTCAGAAAGTGTCTAATGAAATACATCGTAAAACACTTCGTGGTGGAGCGAACTTCTTGGTAACATCCCCATCTGTTGCAACTATCTTGGAAAGTATTCCTGGATATGCAGTAGATTCTGATGGTGACCAAAGTTCTTTCGCAATGGGTGTACAGAAAATCGGTGCTTTAAACAATCGTTTCACAGTTTACAAGAACCCTTATATGACCGAGAATATTATTCTTATGGGTTATCGTGGTTCTCAGTTCCTTGAAACTG